AAAGACTTTGAAATAAATAAACTACCTGAAAATATATAAAAAGACATAAAAATCAAATAAAGGAATAACAGCAAGGGGACAGCTAATTTCTATAATACTAATTTAAAATAAAAAGATTATGAGCTTATTAGCAACACGAATGCAAAAACTGAGGCTGTTAAATCCTACTTTTGACAGCAACATGACGCGCCCTTGCGAATATGGAGCATTGGACTTCTTTGTGAGCCAATCCGATAGCGGTCGTTCTTTCGTTAATCCTGCATTAGCAGAGGCAGCAATGAACAGCATCGGGCGTACACTTGAGATGCCTGTAATTGACTACGATGCAGGCGTGACAGTAAGTAATGTGAGGACTTGTACAATTGCCGACCAAGATAACGTTTCAGCGTTATATACGGTTGTTTTTTCAACATTTGGAGTTGGCTTTACGATGGTGCCGTCCTTGCACATGAACAACGACATCAGCTACGACCACGACTTTAATCGTAAGATGGAGAAAGTCATCAGGGCGTTGGCAGATGCGTTAGACGTTGCGGCAGTTGCCACATTGGCAGCTAACCGCACACAAGTTTTCAAAGATGTTTTAGACTACCCCGTTGCAGGAGACACAATCAATGCAGACGAAAACAGTCGCTTTGACATTTTGGGCGATATTGACCCGATTATGCGAGCCAACTGTTATCCGGGACAATTACACATTGTCGGAAATGCAGGAATTGACAGCCTAATTAGGAAACTTGGACAACTTGGAAACCAAAATGCGATCAACAAAGTTTTGGAATATGCAGGCAAAACGCTTCATTACACAAATAATGTATTGAACGAGACAGGCAAATATGCAACAGGTTACGCTGTTGAGGACGGCAATGTGGGATATTTGACACGTTCAGGGCGTGAGTATCTGCGCAGATTAAGAATCGACACACACGAATTTGATATTGTTCGTATGCCTTTGATCAACTTACCTGTTGATACGCATTATTACCGCTCGTTAGGCGACCAATCGGCAGTAGCAGGGGAAAGTTCAGCCGATATGATTTGCAACGAAAAGGAATATTTCGGTATGGAGTTAGATATTGCCTTTATGGTGAAATATAACAGCGATCCAACAACTATCGCACAGCCGATCATTAAGTTCGACATTGAGAGCTTGGGAACTCCGCGCTCGGCAGGTATTCCTGTATTCAATACGAATTGATAAACCTTTTTTTCTGTTTGATTCATTTTTGTTTTTGTTTGGGGGGATTGGGGTGTCCTCAATCCCCTTTTTTAATGAAAAATTATGCTTCGTTTAAAAGAAATACAAAATAAGCTGCTTCATTTGGTTGGATGGGAACAGGCGTATAATCCTGACGAATCAATCAATCCGTTATTGACGAAAAGCGAAAGCGGATTATATTTTCAAAATCAGCACGCGCTGCTGACATTGAAAAATATACGCAATACGATGCCTGAAGATTTTGAGCACGATTTTCCTGCATGGAATATGATACCAACCTATCCTGCTGACAGCAAAGTAACACACAACGGGAAAGCGTGGATTGCTATACGTGAAAATCGCAACGAAGAGCCAAAAGAAGCAGATTTTAACGACGACTTTAACGACGATTTCAGCATTTCGGCGTGGCGTGAATATCATTTACTTACCGACTATTTGACAAGGGAAACAAAAGCAGGTATTTCCACGATGATACAGTCATTCATTAACAAAAAGACATTGAACAACGAAACTCGCAACCTGATGGAGGCGAGAGCGTTGTTTGATGGTGCAGGCAGGTTGGCGGAGGTAATCAAAAATAATGGGAAAATTTGCGGTTTTGAAATCACTCCTGTACGAAGCAATGGAATAACAACCAAAATAGCACGCATAGGATTGCAAACGACAGGCGGATCAGGTATTGTGAAAGTATATGTATTTCACAGTAATTTCGTCTATCCTGTACGAACGATTGAATTAGACGTTAAAGGGATTAACGGCTATCAGTGGTTTAGCATAGAGGACTTGTTTCTTCCGTACATTGACAATGACAAGAACGCAGGAGGCAGTTGGTTTATTTGCTACAATCAAGATGATTTGCCTTTCGGCATGGAAGCAATCGACATCGGGCGTGATTGGAGTAAAGCGCCGTGTAATACGTGCAATAAAGGAGAGGCACAGCGATGGGAAACAATGACTAATTACATTGAAGTGCATCCATTCAGAATAGCAACGCCGACAGATTTCTCAATAAATCCCGGAATGTGGGATATTTACGAAAACATATACACGAATCAAAACTATGGGATGAATATTGAGTACTCAATCGGATGCGACCTTACGGACTTCATCATTGAGCAACGGCACATGTTTGCGGACGTGTTGGCAAAGCAAGTGGCGTATAATATTTTGCGTAAAATGACCATGAATCCTGAGGTCCGCGTTAATAGACACCAATTAAACGTGAGTCGAATGGATATTTTGTACGAATTGGACGGAAATACATTGGGACACCACAGAGGTGGGTTGGGCAATGAATTAGAAAAGGCATACAAGGCGCTGTCAATAGACACAAAAGGACTCGACCGCATTTGCCTCGGATGCAATAACGGAGGAGTTAGATATACAACCGTATAATGCGACAAATAGTCCAATATATTTTTTATAAACCCCGCAATTTTTAAGACAAAATAATAAAAAAGCGAAATAAAGAACAAAAATGGCAAGCGGAGTACTTCTTGAATTGAAAGAAAGATTAAAAGATTATGCAGATAGCATAAATCAGCAAATCAGGAAAATCGTAATTGATAATGATTATATATTGATTGACATGAATGCAACCTCGCAGCTAAGAGATAGAGGGATTACAGCAACAGGAATTTCAATATGGGATTATGCGCCATACGCCCCGACTACAATTGCAATCAAAAAGATGAAAGGACAGCCGCATGACCGTGTCACATTGCAAGATACAGGAGAATTTCACGCCTCATTTTATGTGGATGCGAGAGAGGATGAATTTGAATTGAAAGCGAACGATTGGAAATCTGACTATTTAGAGAGGTCTTACGGTAAAGATATTTTCGGACTTACAGATGAAAATATCAGCGAGTTTTCAAAAGATTATGTTTTGCCTGAATTACTTAACAATCTAAAAAACATTGCAAATGTCAATTGATATTCCAATAGTAGCAAATCCAACCCTAATCGACCGCGTTTTGGCAGAAATCCAAACAGGGTTGAAAGATAATCTTGCATGGCTTGATTACGCTTTCGGACGTGCGCAGCGTATCACAAAGAAAATCAATACGGAAGTAGCAAGCCGCACATTCATTTTCCCTGCTTGCTATAAAGGGGAAAACGGATATGAAGACGTTTCACCTGACAGCAATTTAGGTAATTTTTCATTCTTTCAGATACTTGAACCGCAACTTTTGGAAGAAGTGCAAAATCAGTTAGGAGGCATCAAAGTTCCGTTTGCATTGATATTTTGGTTTGACTTGCGAAAAGTATATCCGACATCACACAACGAAAGGAATACAGAGGCCGTTAAGGCTGAAATTTTGAGGGCGTTACATCTCAAAATAAAACCCACATCAGGAACATTCAGATTAAACAAAATATTTGAACGCGCCGAAAACATTTATAAAGAATATCCGGGCGTTATGGAGATAGAAAATCAATTTCTAATGCACCCATACGCAGGATTCCGTTTTGAAGGAATTTTAAAAATTAACGAACCATGTTAGATTTAATGATTTACGCAATTGTTTCCGCACTTGCATCAGCATTTATACTGTGTTTTTTGTACAAAACAAAAGTAATTGAGCAGATGCAGATGTACGGTGGGCGGATTATTTCAGAGCTTGCTCATTGCGAGTTTTGCCTGTCATTTTGGGCAAATGTTTTTGTTACTATCATGCTGATAATTGTATCATGGAACATAGGAATGATATTTATTCCGCTGTTTTCAACACCGATAACACGATTTTTGATAAAATGAGAACAGTAAAATTGAACGGTAAAAAAGTTGAGTTATTCGATAATATCGAAGACCTGCCTATCACGCGCTTTCACAAGTATAATAAATATTTGTTGGTAGATGTGGGCGTTGGTGCTGATTTGGGAAGCGTGGATAATCATATCGAACGAGCGATGCGATTTATGAAAACGAATCAAAACGATGCGCTGAAAGAATTGGAATGTTTGCGACAATGTATGTACCTGATTAATTCCGAAGTTTCGCCAAAGCATTATGCTTTTGCTGCACTTGTGAAAAGCATTGACGGCGTTGAGCAAACAGACCTTTCAGAAAACGGAATCAAACAGATACTCGAAGCACTTGGAAGCATCACAGTAAAAGAAACCGACACCATTTTGGAATCGGTCAAAAAAAAAATAGACGATGAATTGACGTTGTACTTCCCGTCACTTTTTGAAGATGCTAACATAAAAGAGTTTTACGACGATATGAAGCACAGAGCAATGTGCATTTTAGACCAAATTATAGAACAAAAGGACAATAGAAATGAGATTGAAAGAATAACGGAAAGGCTGATACTTTATACGAAGCCAAAAATATTTTGGGGAAAGGAAAGTGTAGAAATTGCCTACGACAAAGATTTTGAAAATCTGTGCCTGTGGCTATCACAGCACTTGAATACAAACCCAAAGAATTTTACGGTATTGCAGTATTATAACGCCTTTGTATTCCTGAAAGAACAAAACAAGAAAGCAAATCAAACGAAACGCAAATAATGAAAAAGAAAGAATTTAAAATACCTATTTACAATTATGATGTAACTTTTGTTGAAATCGAATCAAAAAACGATGAAAATGAGGCAAAATTATTATTTGAAAATTTTCAATTAGAAAAAGAAGATGTTGAACATGAAATGAATTTAATAAATAAAGAATCAGAAGATGGTGGAAGTACATATTATTCGTTAGGCAAAAAACAATTTCTGATATTGATACACAAAATTACTTCAGAAATAGAACGAAGAAATATCATAAATCACGAAAAAAGGCATGTAGAAGATAGGTTGCTTCGTCATTGCAATATTAATGATATAGAATCAGCAGGTTATTTATCCGGATTTTTATCAGAATATTTATATTAAAACAAACTAATAAAATGGCAGACAATAACCCGATTAAATACAGCGACTTAATCCAAGAAGACGACAGCATTAAAAAACTTGTCGATCAACTTGAGCAAGCTAATTCCAAAATAGCAGACTTAGAAGAAAAGATTAAGGAGCTGACAGATACCGCAAAAAAAATGAAATCAGGTTTTGCGGATGTTAGCGGCGCGACAAAAGAGGGCAGAGAAGCAACGGAGAAAATGGCAGGCGCTGTTGAGGACTTGGGAAAGTCATTTGAAGAATTGCGAGATGAGTATATCAAGACAAGAGCAGAACAGAATAGCCAAAATAAAATGTTGCGAGAAATGATCAAGGTAAAGGAGTTGGAGATAAAGATGACGGAAAGCGCAGCCGGCTCATATGATCAACTAAGCGCGATGTATTCAGTAATGAAACTCCGATTAAACGAAATGTCAGAAGCGGAACGAAAGAACACCGAAGCAGGCAGAGAGTTAGAAGCATCGGCAAAAGCAATTTACGAAGAAATGAACCGCCTGCAAGAGGCAACGGGTAAATATTCTTTGAATGTTGGAAAATACGAAAAATCAATCATTTCAGCACTTTCGCCAACAAACAAATTCGGAAATACTATCATATTTATTTCAAAAGCCGCAAAATCAGCAGGCGGAGTTATGCAGGCAGTAGGTGCGCAAATCAAAGCATTTACAGCCGCCATGATGGCAAATCCGATTATCGCAATCGCAACAGCTATTCTTGTTGCATTGATGCTTGTCAAAAAAGGAATAGACACATTTAAAAGAGGCATTGATTCATCGGCAGAAGCAACGGCAAACTTTCAGAAGCTAATCGCGCCGTTAAAAATGGTTATGAATGCTTTGGGTGTTGTATTGCAACAAGTTGTAAACTTCACGCTCAAACTTGCAGGCGCATTTATGGACGTTGCAATGTCAATTTCAAAAATGCTTGAAAAATTACCATTTGTTGGAAAGACATTTAAAATAGCAAACGAACAAACAGAACGATATATTGAACTTGCAAAAATGCGCCGTCAATTGGAGCAAGACGAAAATAAGGCATTGCTGAAAAACGCGCAATTATCTGCTCACGTTGCAGATTTGCGCGAAAAAGCGGCAGACAAGGAAAATTACACAGCACAGGAAAGGCTTGCATTCCTCAAAGAAGCAGGAGACGCCGAACTTGAAATAATGCAAAATACGATTGAGTTGGCCGATTTGAGATTAAAGATTTTCAAAGAAGAAAATAAATACGGAGAAATGTCTGTCGCACAGGAGCGCGAACTTGCTGAATTGGAGGTAGCGCGTATCAAAGCATTAGAAGACTTTAAAAATGCACAGCGCACAATTACACGTGCACAGCAAAGCGCAATCAAAGAAATCAAATCAGACGAAAAGGCCGCACACGACGAGCGTATGCGACAAGCAAAAGAATATCAGGCGATGCTGAAAGAACAGCAAGACAAACTAAGAGAGGCCATACGCCAAAATCAGGACATAACAACTTCGCTGCTAAAAGATGGATTAGAAAAACAAAGAATAATCATAAATCAGTCATACGACCGTCAAATTGAAGACCTGAAAAGACGGTTGGCAGAGGAACAAAATTTAACTATTGAAGCACGCGAAACGATTAACGACACAATCGTTAAGTTGGAACAAAGGCGTATTCAGGAAATTGAAAAAGCAAATGAAGACTATGCAATGGCATTGATTGACAAAGAAATTGAGGCTTTGCAAAGCATACAGAAAGGCATTGAATTACGTTTGGCAGTCGTCAGAAAAGGAAGTCAGGAAGAAATGGACATACGCCTCGAGGCATTGGAAAATCAGCGACAAATCGAAATAGAGCAAAACAAACGTATTGCCACTGAATTAAGACAAGACGAGGCAGCCATCAATGCTAAGTATAATGACATGATTCTAAGAGAGCGCGATTCATTAATGAAGCAACAAGCGCAATTGTCATTAGATATTCAACAGGATTATTTGCAATCGGAATTTGACTTACTGCGTAAAACAGAGGGCGAAAAAACGCGCTTTCGTTTGAAAGCAGAACAGGAACGGTTGCAACAACTTTTAGACTTAAACGAAAAGTCAGCGCAAAAGTTATCCGATATAGAAGTCAAAACGATTCAAAACACAATAGCACGAATCCAAAAAGACATTGACAAGTCAGCAAAAGACGAACGGACGAAAGATATTTATTCGTTATTCGGATTGAAATTAGACGACGAAGCAAAGGCAGCTATTGCAGAAAGCACACAATTTGCCCTATCACAATTATACTTGATACTTGATGAAAAAATTAAATCAGCTGAAGAAGCAGTACGGGCGGCTGACAAAGAAGTGGCGGCAGCTGAACGAAAACTTGATTATGAGTTGCAAGCCAGAGCACAGGGATACGCTTCGAGCGTTGAAGCGGCTCAAAAAGAATTGGACTTGGCAAAACGAACGCAGAACAAAGCGAATGCAGATCGCGAAAAAGCTGTCAAAGCGCAACAACGATTAGATGCAGCACAACAAGCATCAAGCCTTATAACGGCAATAGCTGATATATGGAAGGGAGCAATGTCAATGGGAAATCCAATTGTAGGCGCAATTATAGGCGTAGCAACCACAGCATTAATGCTTGGCGCATTTGCAGCATCAAAAATAAAAGCAGCACAAGCAACCAAAGAACAAACTTTCGGTGAAGGAGGCGTTGAATTGTTACAAGGCGGAAGTCACGCAAGCGGAAACGACATTGATTTAGGCATGAAAAAAGACGGCACTCGAAGACGCGCAGAGGGAGGGGAATATTTTGCAGTTATCAACAAACGCCAAAGCGCAAAATATCGTGAATTAATACCTGATGTCGTGAAAGCATTGAATAACGGAACATTTGAAAGTAAATATCTGAAAGCATACGACACAGGAAATTTCTCAATTATGATGAACGGCGAAAGTCCTGATTTGAGAGCGTTAAGTAACGATGTTTCTGCAATTAGAAATCAAAACGAGCGCAGATATGTACATAATCCTGATGGGTCAATCACTATGTTTTACAAAAATTTGACAAGGAGGATAACAGCATGATGAATCCAATTTACAGATTTTTTGTGAATGGCGTACAGATGACGCCAAACTACAATACGAACGTCACAAAAGACTACGAACTCGAACGAGGCCAAAGATTCTATCGTGAAAAATTATCAGGCAAATTCACATTTCAGGGACGTGATTATCACTTCTTAAATGCTCAGCCTTTTGAGACTGATTTTATTTTCGTTTGTGAGATAAGTTACGACAATGGGCAAACTTGGAGCAACTATTCAAACGGCATATTTCACAAAACGGATTGTACTTGGAACAGCGACAATCAAACGTGTATTGTGCAGCCTGAACCGAGAGACCAATACAATGATGTGCTTGCTGGCATAGAAATGGAATATGATCTTGTAAGGCTTAATATACCACTTAATCGCTTAAATCTTTTAAAGCGCCCATTGATACAAATCTATAGCTCAGGAGATTCATCTATAACTAATTATACAGGTGGAACATGGTGGGAGCAGGATTGCGACTCTGTAAATATTAGAACAGAGCTTGAAGATATATACAAATTCGGGTTTACTGATTATATAGTAGAAATGGAAGTACTTGCGTATGATGCTTTTAATAACGCAATTGACGGTATTTATTCGGGGCACATATCAATAGATATAGAGAATTATGGATATGTTTTTAATAGATTTAGCGGAAGTTTGACATCATTAGAAAATCCGACATATAGAATTGATTACAGCCTTGCAGCATATCCACACACAAGCCCTCCAAGTATAGCATATACGATAGAATTACGAAGAAATTCAGATAATGCGATTATGTACGCCTTAACTTCTTCCGATTTTAATAAAACCATGTTTGATTATTACAGCAAAAGCGTTCCCGGAGTATCAATGTCAGGGTTTGCTTATATTTCGGTAAGGCCGTGGGGTATATTCTCAAGATATTTATTAGATGTATCTTTTAACGAAACTCTGCTTACAACATATTCGTATCCACGAAATGATTTGGTAGGTAATAATTTGAATTATAGATATGTGATGCCTGTTGGCCATTACGTTGGAATGACAAACCAAGAAAATAGTATAAGCCCTACAAGATGGGGTATTAGGACAGACGGAAAGTATTATACAAGGCCAAATCTCGCATTGCAGACATTTCCAATAGCGCGAAGTCAATGGGGTATCACTTCAATATGGTTTAATATGAATTTTGGGCCAGGTAATGTTATATATGATGAGGGAAGAATTCAATTTGCATTACGAGACAACTATATGGTTTCTGATGTAATTAAGGTGCTTCTTCAACAATTTGCGCCTACAATTCAGCATGAAGCAACACCTGAATATTCTGAGTTTTTTTATAGCAACTCGAATCCACTATCAGGGCAAAATTTTAGACTTCTAATTACGCAAAAAAGCAATATTTTGCACTCAAATTATGATATGCCTGCACAGCGTGCGCCAACCACTCTTCAATCAGTTATGAATATGCTGCGTGATTGCTATCAATGCTATTGGTATATCGACAACAACAAGTTTAAAATAGAGCATATTTCATGGTTTAAGAGAGGCGGAAGCTACACGGGAGACGGACCAACTATCGACGTAACTTCAATGACAAATGTGCGAAACTCAAAGAAATGGAGTTATGCAACAAATGAATGGACATTCGATAAAATGGAAATTCCTGACAGATTGGAATTCAATTGGATGGATGAAGCGTCAAATCCTTTTGTTGGATTTCCAATTGAAATATTAAGCCGATACGCAATGCCAGGAAAAATAGAGAAAATAAATCTTTCTCAATTTACCACAGATGTGGATTTTATGCTCGCATCTCCTCAAAGTATTAATCAAGATGGGTTCGGATTATTTTCGGCATCATGGACGACAAAAGACAACATTACAGGATGGTGGCTTCCTATTGTACAAAGGCAGATAGATGGTACATTGGTGAATATGCAAAATGGCTATCTTTCATGGATTTTATTACATGAAAGTTATTGGAAATACAATTTACCTGCAAGCAGAGTACGCATAAACGATTATGATACAATCGCCTATGGAGTAGATCGCAAGAAAAAACACAACATTTCACTCCCTGCAATTACCGATCCTGATCCGATGCAACTTGTAATAACTGAATTAGGAATCGGTCAATGTGATAAATATTCAATCAACTTACATTCAAGAAATAACAAAGCAACGATAAAATATGACACCGAGTAACAATTTATCCGTATTGCCTTTCTACGATTCTATCGAACAGCAAAATCATAGAAAAAGTTTCGCATTTGACAATGTATTTCAATTGTTGATGCCGAACAGAACGATATTGCCATTTCAGATATTAAGAGCGTCGTCAAGTTCGCAGATAGCATCAGTTATGTTGATTAGCTGCGATACAGGAATAAGTTACAATATTACAAGTACTTTGCAGTCGAACGGATTAACCATAATCCCTGATGCAAACGACAATATGGACGTAATTATATGGAATGGAAGCTACCAGGTACCATCATTTGTGGAAAACGGAACATATTACATTCAGTTGATAGCAGGGCAGGTTTGGTATTCAGATATGTTCACACTAACAGGCAATGCAGGCAGGTATATGATGGTTGAATGGTGGGACGAAAAAACTCACTATTTTGATGGTGGACATATTTTTTACGATGGAAATTTCAGGCATCGCTTATATTTAGATACTGAACTCGGAAAGCCTGAATATCCATTTGATGAAACAGGCAGTGACAGGGACGGCTATTTCTTCCCTGAAAAGCAAATCAGCGAAAAAAGATACAAATTCAATTTCATAGCACCCGAATATCTGACAGATGCAATACGATTAATAAGATTGCGAGATTTTGTGCACGTAACAAATAAAGGAAATTTATTTGTGTGCGATACATTTATGTCAAATGTAAGCTGGCAAACTCAGGGAGACCTTGCAAGCGTTGATTGTGAATTTGAAACATTTACGGTTGTCAAGAAAATACCTGATGCTGCATACTCAAGTGGAGGCGGCGGCGGAGGTGGGACAACGCCAAGCTTTTACAGCGTGTATGTGATTAGCGCTGGTGTTGGTTCGACCGGAAGCGGTCAATTCAATGCAGGTGCCGCTGTTGCTATTTATGCAGGCGCACCACCGTCAGGGCAACAATTTTCACATTGGGTATCAACGTCCGCAGGCGTGGTATTTGGAAATTCAAACAGCCCTACAACTACGTTTATAATGCCTGCTAACAGTGTGACAGTTACGGCGGTATTTGAGGGAACAATACAATCATATACAGTTACTGTAATCAGCGCAGGGACAGGCGCAAGTCCGGGCGGAAATTATGCCGTCGGCTCTTATGTAGGAGTGAGCGCAGGTACCCCGCCTTCAGGGCAGCAATTTTCGCATTGGGATGCTACCGGAATTGTTCTTGCGCTTCCAAGTGCAAGTCCAACAGGTTTTACAATGCCTGCAAATAATGTAGTTTTAACAGCCAATTTTATTCCCATTATTAACAATCAATTTTTGGTAACGGTAACAAGCGCTGGAACAGGCGCAACTGGCGGAGGATTATATATTCCGGGTTCAATCGTAACAGTATATTCAGGAACACCGCCGTCAGGAAAGACGTTTATAGGATGGGGAGCGACAGATGTAGGAACTTTAAGCCCAAACCCTCATAGCCCTACCGTTTCATTCACGATGCCTTCTCAATCTGTAACTATGGAGGCTGTATTTGGAAATACAGTAACAGTTAATAGCATTGGATTGACAGCGAGTGGAGGAGGTGTATATTCGCAAGGGACTATTGTTACTATATACGCCGGTACACCTCCGGCTGGTCAGCAGTTCAAAAATTGGACAGCTTCAGGAGTCATATTATCAAATGCAAATGCAGAATCAACAAGTTTTGTTATGCCTGCAAACAATGTAATAGTTACTGCTAATTTTGAAAGCACTGTACAATATTTTAATGTGACAGTAATTAGTAATGGAATAGGCGCAAGTACTGGTGGCAATTATGCTGTAGGTTCATATGTTGGAATAAATGCAGGTACTGCACCATCAGGTTTTCAATTCAAAAATTGGACGGCATCTGGCGTTGTGCTTGTATTGCCAACATCTAATCCAGCTGCATTTAATATGCCTGCAAACAACGTAACATTAACTGCCAACTTTGAACAAATAGTAAACAATAATTTTTTAGTAACAGTTTCAAGCGTGGGAAATGGAGCAACCGGAGGAGGCTATTACACAGCAGGTTCAACAGTTACTGTATATGCAGGTTCTGATCCGGCAGGTCGTCAATTTATAGGATGGGCAAGCGCAGCAGGCGTATATATGAATCCAAATCAATTCAGCAGGACGATTACATTTATAATGCCATCTCAATCAGTTACCATGCAAGCCGTATTCGGAAGTACCGTAACTGTTGTAAGTACAGGCACAGGAGCAACTGGAGGGGGAGTATATGAAGAGGGTGATATGGTATATGTGTTCTGCGGAGTTCCTCCGGCGGGAAAAACATTTACAGGATGGACTACTTCATCGCCTGGTGTTTCAATTCAAAATGCAAACAATACAACGGCAAACTTTGTAATGCCAAACAACTCAGTAGCAATTACGGCTAATTTTTCATAACAATTAAAATTAAATAATATGGCAAATTACGAACATTTGATAAAGGATTTAAAGTTAATCATAAGGACGAACGGAAACAACGAAATTACAGGTAAGTTGCTGCAAGACACACTTCTTGCTATAATTGATTCGTTAGCAAAAAATATGCTGTTTGCTGGGATAGCAGACCCAGCTACAGATCCTCCTATTACAGACGAAAATGTATTCTATTTTGCATCAGTAGCAGGGAATTACAGCAATTTCGATCCGTCAATCAATGTAATAGCAGGTGAGTTAGCTATTATACGCAACACGCCGAATGAATGGATCAAGGAACGCGTTATGTTGCTGACAGGCGGTGGTGGGTTTTCCGTTCAGGCAGATTGGAATCAAACAAATTCGTCGGAGCCTGATTATATCAAAAACAAACCAACCATTCCAGACGCCCAAATTCAGTCAGATTGGGATCAAATAAATGTGTCTGAATTGGATTATATCAAAAATAAACCTGATATTCCTGATGCACAAATTCCTTCCGATTGGGATCAAACGGACAGCAATAAACTTGACTACATTTTTAATAAACCAACAATTCCTGATGCGCAGAAGCAGGCTGATTGGGATCAAACGGATAGCTTACAGGCAGATTTTATAAAAAACAAGCCTGAGATCCCAATTAATATATCCGATTTAAACGACGATAGCGATTTTATAACGGAATCGGAAGTAGATGACAAAATTTCTGACCACGATACAGATGTATTAGCACATGGTGACATTAGGCAGGACATGGCAGATTTGGAACAAAGCATAGGGGATGGCGAATTTACGATTAAACGCGATTCGTTAGATTCAGGAACGACGTTTAGGGCAAACCAAAATACGAATGTGTCGCTTAACCTCGCATTAGGTTCTATGGCGGGAGAAAACAAAGCAGACTATGAAATTGTTGCAAACAAAGATTTTTCAATACCTGCAACGCCAACGGCAGGTCATTATCCTACAACAAGCGCTATTAAGTCGTATGTTGATAGCGTAATTGGAGGCATTCCAACACAGTTATTTTTCTATTCGTTTGATTATGGGCAATTTGCATCAGGTTATCCAATTATTTCAGGAAAAACAGCAGGAGAAGAATTGTACAATTTTGCTGATGACAAAAATTGGCAATGGGATGGCTCTGTGTGGATAGATATAAGTTCTTCGATGTCAAAAGTGCCTGTCGATGGATCTACCGCTTTGATTCAGCAAAAATTTGTTGATGGTATTTTTGCGGGTTTTCCGGGAACAGCCATACACGAATATTACGGCGGCGTGTCAATATGGTATCCATTCCCACAATTCATAGCAGCGCCCGATAACGTAACTATCGGATTTAACGGCGCAGGGCAATTTCAAGTGAAAGCAGGCGCAATCACGGCAACAGAGATTGAAAGCACTATTATGGCTCTCATTACAGGCGCAGCAAAAGCTACGGATGTTGCGACGGCATTGGCCAATATTTATACCAAAAGTGAATCGGATGCAAAATTTGCGCTTATTACGTCGTTGGTAAACTTCTACACGAAAACAGAGGCGGACGGAAAATTTGCGCTTATTTCAAGTCTTACCAGCTTCTACACTAAAACAGAGGCAGACGGAAAATTTGCCTTGATTTCAAGCCTTACAAATTTCTACACTAAAACAGAAGCTGATACAAAATTTTTGCAGAGCATCACAAAAGTTATGGTTGAAGCAGTATTGACAGGCAATATAACCACGCACCAACACGACCAATATTTGCAGTCTATTACTAAGGCTATGGTTGAGGATGTATTGACAGGTAACATTACAACACACACGCACGATAGCTACCTGACAGCGATTACAAAGGTTATGATTGAGGCGGTATTTACAGGGCTAATAACCACGCATCAACATAATTATTTATCAAATAGTTTTCAGGCACAAGCCGATTTTTGGGGCGGTCAGGATGTTTCAACGCTTAGTAATTTAGCAATCACAAAAGAAAGGGTAACGCTCACATCAAACGCAGGGACGAATCAAACATTATCAATCACTTCGATAGCACAAAAAGACAGAGCAGTCGCTATTCGTGTTACAGCAACGGCTGAAATCAATGTAACGCTTCCGGCGACTGGCGGAATCTATATTAATTTAATCGGCGACACTACGATTGCTGTAGCGAGCGGAAAAACGATAATTATCATTGTGCATCAGGATAGCAGCGATGATATATTTATAATCAGCAATTTAATTGAAAAGTAAGATGTTGCAACGACACAGAATACAACGAAAAGGCGGATTAGGCGAATGGATTTTGCGTGATGCGTCAATAAATAATAATTGGCAATCAGTCACTTTCGGAAACGGATTATTCGTCGCTGTCGCAAATTCAGGTTCAGGCGACCGCATAATGACAAGTCCTGACGGCATCAATTGGACGACGCGCGTAAGTGCAGCTGATAATTTTTGGCGGTCAGTTACTTTCGGAAACGGATTATTTGTTGCTGTCGCAAATGGCGGAACTAACCGCATAATGACGTCACCAGACGGAATTGCTTGGACGACACGTACGATAACAGGTTATAACTGGCAATCGGTCGCATTCGGAAATGGTGTGTATTTAACAGTTGCAACTTCAGCGACATATGATTATTTTGGTAGAAGCACCGACGGTGGTAATACGTGGGCTACTTCTCAAATTATCTTACAAAACAACATATATTCAAATAACTCTGTAACATTCGGAAATGGATTTTTTGTTGCAGTTGGAAATGTGGCAAGAAGTAACAATAATGTAGGTGGGTGGCCGTCGTCAGTATCTACGATCGGAGGCACAACAAGTAACTCATTTAATTCTATTGCGTATGGAAATGGATTATACGTCGCAGTAGGAAATGGAAAAATAGCCACATCCGTTGATAAAAATAATTGGAATGTTCTGGACGTGCAAAACTGGCATCGTGCAATTGCGTTTGGAGACGGATTATATGTTGCGACAGCTTCGAGTGGAGTTGGTAATCGTTCTGTTATATCTACTGACGGATGGTCGTGGAAAACGCACCCCACGCCTGAAGATAACTATTGGTCTGGCATTGCTTATGGATTAGGCCGTTTCGTTGCTGTTTCAAATAGTGGAACAAATAGGGTCATGACCCTTGATTGGAATCTATAAAAATAATTACAATGGACGACAGAAACATCATACAAATAGGCACAGCATCATTTTTAATGGTAATTTCAGACGTTTACCAATCGTTAATACCATATTTGCTTTTAAGCATTGTGTTTATTATTGTGGATACACGCTTTGGAATAGCAGCCGCACGATTCAGGGGCACAAAGATTGTTTATTCAAGAATGTGGCGGAGAGCTATAACAAAATTCGTTGATTATTTGTGTTGGATGACGTTAGCGGCAATATTCGGTTACACGTATGGCAGTGTATTAGGTATTCCGATACTGACAGCGCTTGTATTGTTGGCTGTTTATGGATTAGAATTGAGTAGCATATTTTCTAACTATTTTGCGAGCAAAGGAATACATAAAACTTTCAATGTATTGAAGTTTCTACGAAAAGACCTTGCAGAAGCTATTGAAGATGTTAATCCTGAAAATCAAAGAAATGAATATGATAACAAGTGAAATGCTGAAAAAAATGTTGCCACAGGCGACAAACGCAAATATCGAAAAATATTTGCCATACATTAATATATATATGCCGTTGTACGGAATAGACACGGACAACACTGTCGCCATGTTTATAGCGCAAATAGGACACGAATCAATTAACCTGTCAGCAGTAGTTGAAAACTTGAATTACAGCGCAAGCGGACTATTAAAGACATTTTCAAAGTATTTCACTCCTGAAACGGCAGCCAAATACGCCAACAAGCCTGAAATGATAGCAAATCGCGTGTATGCCAATCGCATGGGAAACGGAGATGAAGCAAGCGGAGATGGTTGGCGTTATCGTGGACGTGGGTTAATTCAACTGACAGGAAAAAATAATTATTCAATTATGCAACTGAAAGACGGCATACCATGCTTGGATGCGCCGTCGATTTTAGAAACACCTGAATATGCCGTCAGATCGGCGTGTTGGTATTGGAAAACTTATGTAGCATCAAAAATATGAAAAATTTAGTATTTATTTTAATTCTATTGTTGCTTTTTTCATGCAACAAAAACAATCGTAGAGTAGTAGTTGAACCATTCGACAGCATTAAAATTGTCGAGGTTACATTTAATAGCGATGTCATTCCTGACACTACATTCATTGTTCCCGTCGAGATGCACGATAGCCTTATTTTGCTGCGTGCTAAATTCATTGAGGACAGCCTCTATCGTGAATTTCAAATCGACAGTACGAAATTCAGGCGCACAACGCTGCTGATAAACGGAGGCTACAACGGTTGGGACGACCGTTATCAAAAATGGTTGCAAGCACGCAAAGCATTACAATTATATACACCTTAAAAACAAATTATTATGGTTACATTTATGACAGTTTTATTAGAGATTTCAGCTATCATTACAGCCTATTATTTTGGTTTAAAGATAGGAAAGAGACACAAACGAGGCAAGGTAGTTGAGCTTCACGACACATTCGTTCTTGGGAACAAAGACCCAAAAAGCAGACGAACAAAGCAAATAATGTTTATGAAGCTACAAGACGAAGCAATCGACGAAGACATTATACGTGTTGAAAAGTTGGAAGACGGCAAGTGTAGAATCAGTATCATAGCAATCAAAGAGGAATGAAAATCAGAGAGTGGATTTCAATAATTATGGTTGCCTCTCTGTTCACAGGGCTATATTTTCAATACAAACAGCTTGTAAAGACACAGAACGAGAGAGACATTTACAGGCGCAATACAGCTACTTTGTTGCGCGACGTTGAGTACTATCAAGTGCTCGACAGTATCAATGTGGCGAGTGTCGGATCGTTAGAATTGAAAATCTCCGAGATGCAAAGATTCAGGGATGAAGACATGAGGTTGATAGAACAGCTGAATGTAGATCGCAACCGACTGCAAAGTGTAGTAACTTCACAGACAGAAACGATCTACGAACTGCATGGAAATGTTCGAGATAGCATTATTTATGTGGACAACGTGATTCAGGACACGATCAAATGTATAGAGATATTTGAAAAATGGTTTGAGCTTGATGGCTGCATATTGCCTGATGCAAAATTTGAGGGTACATTCGTAAGCCATGACGAGCTTTTTTATGTAGAACATATTGTTCCTAAAAAATTTTGGTTTATAAAATGGGGAATAAAGGAGCGCAGGCAGGAAATTGCCTCTAAAAATCCGCACACCAAAATAACAGGGGCAGAGTTCATTTCTATACGAAAGTGAAACGTTTGGGGCAGGATGGTCAGAAGCATATATTCAAAGGCTGATGTTAAAAGAAACAACAGCAGAAAATATCCACGATTGCTTCGAGGAAAAAGAAAAATCCGTTGGATATGATTATTGAATTATTTTTTTTGAATCATAATTCAGTCGGTTGCAACGTGTGGCCGACTTTTTTAATGCCTAAAAATCAATAGGGATTGACATATTTGGAAAATAGCATACGCGCTCTGATTTACCATTGAATTTACAAACAAATAATTTTTAAAAAATATGCTTATATTTGCAGACATAAATACAAAAAGAATGAACAATAACAAAACAAAAACTATGATGGTTAGCCGAAATGGAAGTGATTGGACGATAATTAAAAATGATTGTTCGAGTGAAAAAGACAATAAATTAACGGCAAAAGATGGTAAAATTCAAATTCCGCTTTTATCAAATTTATCAAAAGAAGCATTCAGCGAACTCGGAGAAATTTTATGCAGATAATTTAAAAAAAAGCGCAAAATAAGCGCAACGATACATTTAAGACATATTAATTTGTTGATTTACTAATTAATATTTCATGCTTTGGGAGCAGGGGGTCGCAGGTTCGAATCCTGCTACCCCGACGGTTGAAAAACAAAGACTTACAAGTAAAAATGTAAGTCTTTGTTTTTGTTGTTTTCATGCAATTTTCATGCAACTTTTGCGATGTTGCTATTTTCGCTTCTCAAAGATAATCAATTTTAATTAGTCAATCCTTAGTAATACATATTCAGTCAGCGAAGTAACAAAAATTTTGCGTGAAAACCAAGCGAAAAATAAATTGCCAAATTTTTTCTGTGAGTTTTTGCATCAGTTTCTTCAAATTCCAAGCCGTTGCAGCCATGAACGCATTGATTTGTATGCCTTTTTCATGCCAAAGGTA